GTCATGTTCTATTTACACTAATACGCAGTTTTGAAGTTTTGTGCCCTAAATCAACGACTTGGGCCGTTGATTGTTAATGCTAAGTCTTTAGCCCAATCCTGCCAGTTTAAGAAGGTATCTGGGCCTGCTACTGGGTATGCAGAGAAGGTTGGCAGTTCACTAATTTGAGCTGCGGTAGACTGCCAGTCTTCTTCAGTACTGATTGCAATAGGCTCTTGACCATAGTAGATAACAAAATTACCATTCCATTCTTCCCAGGTCATGTAGTCCGGAAGAAATGGAAAATTGGCCTGGGTCTTAAGGACGCTCATCGCCAAACTCAGCAGTGATTAAGTTGCGGCCCATCTCGTAGTTACCGTCAATATCGTTAGACACAAATTTTAAACGAATCAAGCGGTGCTCTACACGAAGGTCAATCTTACCGGTGTCTTGAGTAAAGTAGTACGGTCCTGAATCTTCTTCGTACTGACCGCCAGCAAACTTACGACCTAAAATAGTCAAAGACATGGTACCATTTTGTAAGAAGTTAGGCTCAATACGGCGCAAGTGCATGCGGCGGTTAATACCTAGCTTAGTGTCTTCACTCGGGCTACCAGTTAGCCAGCTAATGTCGCTGGTGGTAATGCTAGAGTACACAGCCAGTTCATTTTGTGGCGTTACTTGATTTAACCCGTGCTCATGCTGCCAAATAGTATACCCGCCAGAAATGGGGAATACTAATGTACCCGCAGAGGAAGCTACTGTAATTGCAGAAGACAGTGTTACTAATGTGGCGTTATAAGCAAAAGTAAAGATACTGGAAGTTACAGCATAAACTTTTCTAGGGTCTGTTAAATCTGTTGAAAATACTAAAGAGCCACCAGGACTTAAAATTGCGGACGCGTTGCCAGACACATAAAACTGGCTCGACGTTGGAGCAGGCGCTCCAGATGGAGTTGCAATAATAGTAACTGGGTTGCTTAGTGTTGTGTCATACTCCCAACCAGCCCAAATAGGTGTTGGAAACAACTCGGTAGTATAACCACAAGAACGACGGGCGCCAATAGCCTGACCAGCATCGTACCAAATCTGATCTTTTACATTATAGATAATAGCATCGGTACACTCAGTAGCAGTGCCACGGGGATAAAAGAACCAAATCTCGTTGTACCTTGGAACCTTAGTAGCCCAAACTTTTTGACGCTGTGTGTAGTTAAGATTATCAAACAACCAGTTTACATTCTTATCGTTTGGTAGTACCTTTACTGTGCCACCATAGAAATAGAAGCGGTCAACACCCATCCAGAAATATAATCCATCCATCTCAACCACAGCATTTGATGACATGATAGAAATTTGGCTAGAAACAATATCATAGGACCAATAAATTGATGTGGCCTGTGAGTTAAATGACACCCTAATTAAACTATCGGTAGACCAAAATAGCCCAGACGGTGCGTTAGTACCGCCGCGCATTGGAATACCTTTAACAATCTTAGAAGAAGATACGTTAACTTGGTTTGCCAACGGGCCATTCCAGTCAAATAGTGTCTGTTCAGCGTAAATGCTGCTTACGTTGTTGTTAGCAATAAACCCATGCGACCCGTACACAAAAATAAATGGATACAGAACACATACACCGCCGTCTACAGAAATAGTCTTGTATGTTGGGTTTTGACCAGCACTGTCGGACAATCCAGTAAAGTAATATTGATTATTGGCATCAGGAGACACATTACCAACGAGTACTTGTGTAGCAACACCACTGTCAATGTTTTGTAGATTCAATCCAGGGTGTGCTAATAAATTTAATGATCCGCCGGCGGGACTAAACTGAGCATCAAACTGCCAGTTGTTTCTAGTATCTGCCGTAAACGTAGTGCCTTTTAACCAAGCCTGTGTAATGGTTCCTGCAGGAGCCGCTGGAGTAAATACAATGACCGTGTGGTTTGTAACACCACCAGTGTAGGTTGCTGAACTAACTGTGTACTCTGTTGCTGTACTAGAGTTAGTAAAAATAATCTTTTTACCGGCTGCAAAAACTGTAGAGCCATCACCAGCAATAGTAATCTGTGTTGTGGTATTAGCCGTAACAGTAGCTTGAACTGTACCGGGCAACATGTTGGCAACATACGGGCCACTACCAGAACCATACGTAGTTCCAGTGGTAAATACGTCTAAACTTTTTGATGTTCCCGCAAAAACGTAGTTAACGCCGTTGTATGGAATGTTAACCATACCGCGGTAGATACCGTTAAAGCTAGTAAATAAGGTAGCAAAGCCACCCATTTTTTTAGGATCTCCGCGTTGAAAGCGGCACCATACTCCATCGGTGTACTGATCAGCTTGAAATATAGTACCGTCGCGCTTAATCCCAGCCGGTATAACTAGGCTGTAAATTCTTGTGTACTGCGACATATCCTGCTGCTGATTATCAGCTGCCATCAGAACGTTCCACCACTAATTAAGTTTGCAGTTAGTGTTGCGTTAATTTTAAACTTTGGTAACAAGGTATTAGTATTATCAATATAAGCAACCTGAATACCGTTGGCAGCAAAACCAAGAATGTTAGACCCCGGTAAATACATACCCGTGGTTGCATCTGTTATAAATGAATACGATGGCGCTGTGGCAATACCGTTAACAGCATAAAAAATATTTGCCGATGTTGAAGTTAACAGGAATAAATTTTGACCATCACTTAAAACTGTGGCAATATTACCAGTACCGACAACTAAAGGTGGCTGTGAGCTTCCTTGAATTTGAAATTGAATGTTATAGTCACTATGCCCAGTATTGTTTCTAAAAATATAAAGCTGAGTAGTAGCTGGTAGTGTAATGGTTAATGTTGTAGAACGGCTACCACTTTGTGCAATATAAGTTTGAATAATTGGTGCAAAACTAACTAAACTAAACGTAGAACCCGGAATAGCGTCTACGTCATAAGTTGCTGATGTAAAGGTAATGTTTGCTGGTGCAGCAAATCCAACCGTAACAAAATTACTGGTGTTAACATCATACACAATAAAGCCTGAGTCGCCAGGGTTTGCAACAACAGAATTAGAGCCATTAATTAAACTAGGAGACTGAGATGCTATAGTTAATGCGCCAGTGCCGCTATTTCTAAAACCAATGTACCAGCCAATAGACAAAGAAGAAACTAATGGTAGCGTAAAAGTTCCGGCGCCAGCATTCCATACAAAGGTAGATGCACGACTTGCGTCGCTAATAGTTGGGCTTGTTGTTACGTTTACAATGTTTTGTGTTGTTGCTAATCTACCAGATACTGTAGTTAATCCAGCACCTTGAAGGGCTGCAGCGTCAGCGTATGACGTACCAGCACCAAACTCTATGCTATCCCAAACACCGCCAATAGAACCATTATTAGTAAGGTATACGTAGCGAGCCTTGCCAGCTGCAATAGAAATAGATTCTCCACCCGCTGCGTCTTTAACAATAAAAGTATTGATGCCCAAGTTGCGGAACAATATGTCTTCACCAACCGAACCCTGCGTGGCGTCAGGTAACAAAATAGACAGACCAGTAGTGGAGGCGACGCAATCCATAATACGGGCAGAAGGTACTTGTGTAGGATTAACAACAGCGGGCCAGTAAAGCTGAGTGTTGGTACTAAATGAGAGAGCATAGTAAGATACGTCCGTCGGCTGAATAACGTTGCCAGTAAAAGGGGATGTAAAAGTGGTCATATATTAAGGTTCCTGAACTGAAACGTTTCTGTCTACGCGACGTGTGTTGTCTTCTTTTTTCAAGGCAGCCAGTGCGTCTGTGTAGTAGCTCTTCCAAACAGGAAGTTTGTCTAATGCTTTTAAGTAGCCTTGAGCTTGCAATAGCGTACCAAACAACATGGCTTGAGGAGCTTCTCTAGTAAACAGATTTTGTTGATTAGTGGTATCTAGTGGTTGAATTTCACTGTAGTAAATAATTTCTACAGGGTAGTCTGCATTTGGTAATGGAGCAAAAGCCCAGTTGTTATAGTCATACTCAGCGTAGTATAATGGTATGCTAGGGGTTGATTCAGACTGGTACTGCGCTACGTAGTCTTGTGAGCGCATTAACATTGGCTTGCCGTTAGTCTTTAATGAGACTGTTTTTCTCCAGCGAGCTGGCTTAGCCATAATAACTTGGTTCTCAAGTATTGTTGCCTCGACAACAGTAAGCTGTAACAAGCTCTTTAACTCAGCGGCAATAGCGGACTCAGCTAATCCAATTAGGCTAGGAATCTGGGCAACAAACTGGGCGTCGTTACGCTCCATGTAGTTTATTACATCTTGTACGAGATTATCGTACGTCATCTGATATGCGCTGGTCATCGTGTGTAATAGCTTATGTTAGGTTGGAAGTAAATAGGCGACTTGTCGCGCTCTTCGTTATTGGCCTGCATAAATAGCTTATCGGCATGTTGTTCTAAGTAAGCAATTTTATTGCCATCCACACCAGGGATTTGCATAGACAAACGATGTGACAACGAAGCCTGGACAGAGTTAATCCAACGGTCTGGAATGTACAGCTCGTTAGTGAGCGAACCAACGTCCTGCATCTGCTTTTCAATCAGCAGCTGGAACATTTGGAAGTCGTTGTTAGGCACGGGCCACAAGTACATCTTAGGATCAATCTGACGATCGTACCAGTACTGTAGCGCGCGTTGGCTTGGGAACTGCTTGTTAGGGAGGTTCCAGTAGTCATCTCTGTTCAAGCGAGCCAAAGGAATAACTTGCTGGCTGGTTGAGAAAACGATTTGACGTACTGAGAAGGTGGTTTTGACAGTTTCACGCAGACGGTAGAATGTGTGAACTGGAGTGATTGAAATAGGAAAATAGGCCCACTCTCTGTCTGATAGAGTGGTCTCTGGTAACTGCATTACTGTAGTCCAGGTAACGCCGTCGGTGCTGGTCTCGTACGCAAAGTTGTAGGTCTGTGTACCACTGCCGGTAGCGTGTCCATTAACGCCGATGTAGTAGACGCTTTGACCGCCTTGATAGTACAGACCAAACCAATTATTTAGTGCAGTAGATGTAGAGACAATGTCTAGGTTCTGGGCGAATACCGCTGGGGAGTTTGGGTTAGCAACTGGTAGGTATTCAGAGGCTTCTGAGTTAATGATGTAGACCCAGTTAGCCTCGCGCACGTCGATAGTGGTAGCGGGCAGGGTTAAGTACTGCTGGGCTGTTAACGCACCCACCAACTTGTTTTCCAGTAGCCAAAGGTTAACACCCAAGTTAGATAGATTTTGTAGGTTGTAAAAGAGCGCCTGCTTGCCAGCGTTAATATACTCAGGCGTCATTTCTTCTGCCATCTTGCCAGCATCACGGAACGCGTACGAAATTAGCTGGTCAACATTAATCTTAGTGTTGCCAGTTGTATTACTATACGCCATTTAGCGCCCCCGGCCAGCGGCCCGTTTGTTTACTTTGTTTGGTAGTTTATTTGACGCAGGGCCCGCCTTGACAAACTCCTTGCCAACCTTTTTAGGGATGCCAAGAGTTGACTTGCCAGCGGCCGCTGCAAACATTGCGCCCTTTTGGGCTTTAGATTCGTATGGCATTACTTACAAGCCTTCTTAGCCTTGCCGCCTTTTTTCATTGGAGGAGCCATAGGCGCCCCAGCTGGTGGCGCTGCTGGAGCCGGATTCATACCGCCTTGATTTACAAACTCAGATTGTTGTGATGGTCCAAGGTACTTCATTGCGTTCTTGGCACGTTCCATCATGCGACGACGTTCCATGTCGTTAGCAGAGCCCATGCCCTGACCACCAGGAAGAGCGCCTTGCATAGCCGCTTGCTGTGTGCCTGACAATGGCGCTGTTAGCATACCATCAGCCATTTTCTTTACCTTGCCGCCTTTTTTGTATGCGTCAGGGCCCTTGGCGCCAGACGGAGCCGCAGCGGCTTTGCCAGACTGCTTACTCTTAATGTACGGGTCTTTATGGCCAGAAAACTTGCTCTTTTCTTTTTCTACGTCGCTGCCACCAAAGTTAGGCTTTACAGACGCCTTGGATGGGGCTGCTGCCTTGCCTGGCTTAATGTCTTTTACTTTTTGAATGTTGGAGATGTCGCCAGATTTTTTCTTAGCTTCGTACACATTGGTTACGCTGCCACCGTCTTTATAAGCATTGCCGCCGCCACAAAACTTCTTAACTGTACCACATTCTTTTTTAGCACGGCCGCCTTTTTTGAGTTTGATCTCGGTCGGCTCTTTGTCATGCTCCGCTTCATCATGCTGCTTAAATGCCTTTTTGATGAGCTTTTTGTCTTGTGCCAAGTCGCTAGGCTCTACGTTCTTACGGTCACGTTTTTTGAAGTTTACTTCTTTTTGAACAGATCCGCCTTCTTT